ATGGACAACTCTAAACTACCAATCAACCAGATTATTGCTCGCATCAATGATGCTGCGAAACATGGTGAAGCTTTGGTGCTAACAGCCGAAGAAGTGAAGATTCTTTCTAAAGATATTGGCGACAAAGTCTTTATTCCTGTGCTTACTAATGAGCAGGTCGTGCAGTTGGTAAAAGAAGGAAAGCTTGGGCAAAAGATTAATATTTCTAAGGATTAATAAACGTGACCAGACACGATACTTTTAAACACGCAAATTGCTAAAGGGGGAAACAGAGATGGCAGTAAAAAGAGTTGAAGGTTCTTGGAAAAATTTCCCATATAGAAAAGATTTTGAAAACGGTGCATCAAATAATGGTGGCTTTAATTTGGTAGAAAATCCAGCGCAAATTGACTTGATAACTGAATTTGACAATCTTCCTAAAATCAAAAAAGCGGTATACCAATTAAATATACAAAATACCCCCTTCATGACAACTGGCTTTCTTTTTGATAGAGAAAATGAGAATGCAATTTATCATGGATATATCGAGTTTTGTTTTAGACCCAATATTAATTATTCATTAATCGACATTCATAAACTTGATGAAATGTTTGTATCCCACACCCTTGAGACTATTGGGAAACAGTTTGCTGATTTTTATCAAACGGAGTTTGTTTGGGAAATTCGTGAAGGAAGCGTTCAGCAATCTTCCCTAGTTCCAATTTATTGTGTTTTCTTTCGAGCTCGCAATCATGCTGAAGCTGAGTTGGAGTTACTCCCTCTTCTGAATTGGCTACAAAGTTCATTTCAACACCTCATGAATTAAAATTATTAAATTTTGACTTGGCACTACTATTTGCAACCCACCCCGTGTGGGTTTTCTTTTGTCTATTAAAGCACAAAAATAAGATTTCTTAAATTTAAATAAGATTTCTTATTGACAATAAAAATAAGTTTTCTTATATTTATCTCACAGACAACAAAAAAGCACACCGCCCTCCCCAGGTCCGATGTGCTTTTGCAAAACTGCGAGATCAATTATGAACGTAAAAGTTAACTCATTCAACTCATTTGCATTTGTCAGCATGGCTGCACTTGCAATCTCTGGTGGTTCTTTAGTTGCTTGCCAATTGCAGCCAGCTTTCCAAACAAAAGAAGCTCCTTCTCTATTTACTCCAAAAACGCAACCAAGTACTTACGGGGTTTTAACTGCAAAAATCACAGGTAAACATTCTGGCGTTGCTGTAATTAAATTAGATAGCTTCCGTTTAAATGTGAGCTTTGATTTTGATGCTCATCCAGACAGCTACGGCGTTCCGGGTTCTGAATTTACCGCTGTTGATATTACTCAACTCACGGTAAATGAAATTACTGATGTTAATGGTAAGTCATATAACGATTTCACCGAATTTGAAGACATCCGAAATATCAATGATCTTCTAAAAGGCTTCATCGAACGTAACAAGTTGGTGGAGGCTTAAAGATGACTAATTTCAAAAAACACCCTGACGGCTACATGTCATTTTTAGGCCGTGATGATAAGGGCCTCTACTCTGTCCGCATCGGCTGGCAAGTGTACGCATCTAATGCTAATGGCTCAGTTCTTTACAAAGTTAAGTGTGAAGTTAAGACACCTTTGGACGTTGAAAAGTTCAAGACTGACTATCCAAAAGTTTGGAATGAACTCACACAAGAAATCGATTTTCAGCGCAGAAAGCAGCTCGCTATAAAACTGCGTGAAACAAATATCCCTACTTATGACCGCAAAGCATATAAGCAAAAACGCGGTTTTACAGGCTCAAGATAAGGATAAGAATAATGGCTCTACCGATTATTACTGCTGACCAAACTTTATTGGTTCAAGCAATTATTGTGTACCTATACGCTGATCCGGGTTTAGGTAAATCATCGATGGGCTTTACTGCGGAAAAAGCAATTTCTTTTGACTTTGACCGTGGTGCTCACCGTACTGGTGAATTACGTCGTGGTGCGGTTGTACAGGTTCAACAATGGAGTGATGTTGCAAACCTTACTCCGCAGGACTTAGCACCATATAAAACCGTAGTCATTGATACCGTGGGTGCAATGCTTGAATGCATTAAAACCCATCTATTGCTAACTGCTAATAACCGTCAAAAAGATGGCTCTTTAAAGTTAAAGGCTCAAGGTTTAGCGAACCAAACGTTCAAGCAATACATCAATACTTTGATCAGTTTAGGTAAAGATGTTGTTTTCATTGCACACGCATCAGAAGATCAAAACGGTGATCAAATTATTTACCGCCCAGATCTAGGTGGTAAAAACCGTAACGAGCTTTACCGTATCGCAGATGTCATGGGTTATCTAACAACTGTTACTACTGGTGAAGGTAAAAATGCCCGCGTTATTAATTTCAAACCTTCGCCTACACATCATGCGAAAAACTCAGGTGCTTTAGGCGGTGAAACCGGTGAAGTATGGGTACCTGATCTTAAAGCACACCCTACTTTCTTGGCTGACCTGATTACTCAAGCTAAAGATCACATTAACACCTTAACGCCTGCACAACTTGCAGCAGCTAAAGCCCAAGAAGAGCTAGAAAACTGGAAACAAAGCTGTGAGGAAGCAGAGCATGCAGGTGACCTTAATCAATTAACTGAGTCGCTTGATAAAGAACACATGTATTACCAGAACATGCGCCAAGCAATGTTAATGAGAGCTAAAGCATTGAATTGCACGTTTGATAAGCAACGTGGCACTTGGATTAGTCCACCAGAATTTAACGGTATCTCAGATCAACAAAGAGATGAACTTCAAAACTTCATAGCTGAACGCGGCCTAGACGTGAAAACAGTTTGTGAACACCTCGGCATTGATGCCCTTACTCAAATTGAAGCGGCACAGCTAGAAAAAGTTAAACAAGAAATTGAACAACTTGCAAAACAGGAAATCTCTGCATGAGTGCAATCATTTTAGATACTGAAACTAACACTTTAAACGGCTATCCAATTGAGATAGCCCATGTACCAACTTACTTTGAAAATGGTGTGTTGGTTGTAAATAAAGATGCCTGTTTTGACGAGTACTTTTCTTGTCCAGATAAAATTGAATATGGCGCTATGGCTGTTCATCACATTATTGAAAGTGATATTGCAGACAAACCAAGCTATGAAACTTTCCGTGCTCCGGAATGTGAGTTCATCATTGGCCATAATATTGATTATGACATTCAAGCTATTCGATTAGCTCATAAAGATTTTAATGCGAAGGCTATTTGTACACTTGCCCTTTCAAGAATGGTTTGGCCTGAAGAAGCTCACAACATTTCAGCATTGGTTTACATGCTTACTAAAGGTAGTGAAAAAGCCCGTCAAAGCATTCGCAATGCCCACAATGCTAAGCAAGACGTATTTTTAACAGGATTTGTATTAACCCATATTTGTAAGAATCTCGGCCTTAAAGATATGCAATCGCTCTACCTCGCATCTGAACATGCCCGAGTTCCGACCGTCATGCCTTTTGGAAAATACAAAGGGACAAAAATTAAAGATCTACCTGCTGATTATGTTGCTTGGCTGTTAAGACAAGACGACATAGATAAATACGTACTCAAGGCATTACAAGGATAAGAACATGACAAATTTAATTTCAGCTCAAGAAGCATTTAACGCATTGCAAAACGGCAAAGAAGTATTATGCAGCAAGTTATTTGAAAACGATTTCAAAACTCTTGAAAGCTACCCAGCCACTATTTTTGTTATGCCGGGTTATGAATTTTGCATCAAACCTGAATTAATGGAATTGTCAGGTATTCAGTTTACAAAACCTTTAACACCGCATGACGTAGAAGATAATCAAGAGATCTTTATCGTTATGCCTATGCAGATTTTAAGAACCAAATTTGATGCAGAAAATAGCGAAATTCTCTGCAGTGTAATGAATGGCTTTGCTCAGGCTGATGCTGAAAACGCCACTCTACAACTTAAAGCTATAGGCGCTACATTTGGTCAAGTAATTGGTGAAGTTGAAATTAAAGATGGTTTCAATGATAAGCCTAAAAAACCTCGCGGCAAGAAAGAACCTCAGGTCAAAGCAGAACAGTCACAAGTTAAAGAAAAGCCTAGTGAAGTTATTTCTGCAGAAACTCAGCCAGCGATAGTTATTACCGAACAAACAAATGTCACCACATCTGAGGATCTGTTAGTTCCAGAAACTTCTGATCCAGATATAAAGCCGAATGTTAATGCTCAATTTGAAATTTTGCTGGATGCTATTCGCATTTGCCAATCTGAAAAAGAATTGGACTCAACTTGTGCAAATCTTGAAAAAGAAGGCTTTTCACCTGAGCAAATCAAATCGATTGATGATGCTAAACAAAATCGCCTGACTGAGCTTGACGCACAAGAAATTGATGATGTAGCTACCACTTTAATGCCTGAAAACTTTGAATCTTTAGTTCAAAGCATTCAAAACGCTCATACCCCTGAAGAAGTAAATAGTGTTGTCCGTTACACATCAAAATGGACTGAAGAACAACGCAAGCCACTATTAAATGAGATGCATAAACGCCTTTCTGAGTTAAATCAAACTAAACAGCAAGATGATGGGCTATCTCCTTTAATTGTTCGCCTTCAATATGCACCAGATTTAAACACCCTAGAGGAATTAGAGCGTGAAATTCCGTCACGCCATCCAGATGTTCATAAGACTTTGTGGAACATGGCCAAAAAGCGCCGTGGTGAACTCAACGCAGCTTCCACCCCCTCTTTAGATCCGGATTATCTGTTAGGAGACAACTTCTAATATGAAAGACCAATTCAAGAAAGTGAATAACAAGCACTTACTTGGTTTTACTAATTACTTGCACTTGCTGGGCTTTGTAATAGTCCAGCAAGGTGTAAACCAAGCGATGCTTTTAACGAAACATTATGCAGTGCCTGTAGCTTGGCGCCGCATAACTATCGACTACAACAACCGTTTAAATAAACCCGCCCAGCAGCTTTATAAAGAGTTTGTTGAGTGGACTAAAGAAGAATATGCAGAGATGGTGGCTTAAATGACAGGTAATGAACGTATCCCTTTTGAATCACAATTCAAAACTACAGAAATTTTTAAACGTGAAAGTGCTATTCGTAAAAATGACATCCTAGCATTCAGTGAAACAATGAATGGCTATTTCAATATTGTAACTAATGATGCTTGGCAGTTATGGAATAAAGCCAAAGCCGAGACGGTGCCAGAGAAAAAGATTTACTTAACCTGTGAGCAATTATATGCAGCAGCAAACTTTGGTGCACCAAACAAAGATCCAGAACTTTTAGAAACTGAATTAACAATTGCTTGGTTTGATGAAGCTCATAGCGGCAGTGGTTACTACGTTTATATAAGTGAGTATCCAGAAGAAGGTGCAATGAAGCTGGAAAGCGAATCGGGAGCTGAGGGATGAGTGAAGTAAACCAACGTTTCGAGCAAGTCTTCAAAGTTTCTATGGATGAAATGAACAAAGTAAATATCGATGTTTATGGCATTGCAATGGCAACTATTATGAAGCCTGCTTTAGTAACCATGAAGCCAATCTTTCAGCTTATTTATGAACAAGGTGTGAAAGATGGTAAAGCGGAAAGTAAGGAGGGGTAAATGGGACAAATAGTTAAAATAGAGGCTAGCATTCTAGAAAAGATTGTTGCTGTAGCTGAACGTATTGCTCAGTCAAAAGAAGAACGCCGAGTTGGTCGTGAAGAATTTGCACACATGCTCAATATCGAACCTGAAACTCTAGACGCTCGGATTCGTGAAGGCAGATACCAAAGGCCATACAAGGATGGGCGAAAAAGTTTTTGGTTATTGTCCTACGTGCAATCTGTCGTTACAGACACAAAAGAATCTGGTAAAGTAGCCACCTATTGA